CGCGCGCGTTGATCGTGCCGGTGGTGTGCACGCCCGAGGCCGAGACCGTGTCCGACGCCGTGAGGAAGGCGTCAAAGGGCACGAACACGTCGCGGCCCGAGAACTCGGCCACGAAGATCGTCGGCGTGTCGGCGCCGGTGGTGGCGAACGTGAAGGTGTTCGCCGCGTTGCCGGTGATGTTATTCGCGAACCAGACCGCCAGCGTCAGCCCCGTGGCCCCGCCCGAGTAGGTCGCGATCAGGTTCCAGGTCTGTCCGGTGCTGTCCGAGGGCGTAACGACGCCCGCGTTCACCGCCTTGTAGACGGCACAGAACAGCAGCGCGTTCTTCGCGGTCGTGCTGATCGCGATGCTGGTCTGGGTCGTGCCAGCCGTCGTCAGATTCTTGGAAACTACCTGGACGAGTGACATGCTAGGCCACCATCACGCGAGGCGGGGCGCGCGTCTGCCGTGGATTGCCGGTGATCAGGTCGACGACCCGACAGGTCTTCTCGATGAACGTCCACGTGACCTTGGTATAGGCGAAGCCCTCAGGCGGGCGGCGCAGGCACACCGGCGCCGAATCGATAATCGCCGCATTCTCCCAGATCTCAGCGTAGCCGTAGTCCCCGTAGTCGTACTCAACCCGCGTCGGCGACGTGCCGGTGTTGGCGTAGACCTGGGTCGTGATCCAGCCTGTGCTGTCGTTGGTGATCGTGGCGGTGCCCACCGGGCCTCCTGAGGTGACGCTGCCGTCATCGTTCCAGTGACCAAAGGCGCTCACCTAAAAGTACTCCACCGATTCGATCGAGTAGCCCGTCGGCGGGAGCGCCAGCGCGGCTGCCAGCGAGATCAAGTAGCCGCCCGCATCGTTGTTAGCGCCGCTGGTGAAGGCCACCGATCCGGTGATGGAGCCGGTGTTGCCACCCGCGATGTTCGACCGGCTGCAGCTGTTCACCGACGGGCAGTTGGTGACCGACGAGAACGTGTTGAGCACGTTGGAGAAGCCGCTCGGCGCGGTGAGTGTCGGCGACGTGTTGCTGACGTTGTTGCCGATGCAGTCTAAGAACAGCTGGTCGTCGCCGTTCAGCGCCAGGACGCTGCCGCACGTGATGCTGAAGGGCGAGCCATTGAACTGCGCCGGCGAGCTCGAGACCGCCGAGAAGGGCGACGAGATGTTGCGCCCCGAAAACGTATTGATCTGCAGGGCCATGAGGTCGTTGGCGCTCGAGGTGACCGTGTAGTTGGTAGGCTCACTGGCGCCCGCCACCTTGTACATCACGAAGCCGGTGCCGGCCGCGCCGATGTACCCGATGTTGGAGAGCCCCGGTATGGCCGCGAACCCCGGGCTCGAGAAGGTGTCGGTAGAGCTGAACCCGCACGACCCGTGGATGATGATGATGGCATTATTCGGAGGCGCGAGGCCGCCGGGCGCCGTCACCGCCAGGGTCGGCGAGTTCACCGACGCGGTCGCCCCGTTTGCTCCGAGCCACATCCTAAGATCTCCTCATACCGCGAAGCTGCAGCCGATCTGCGTGACCGGCAGACCCGTGTTGAAATCGAGCCCGCCCCACGCGCCCATGTCGGTGACGGCGCCCGAGGACACGCCGCCGATGCGGCCCGCGCCCTGGCCAGGGGTGCCGGAGTTCAGCTGGTACTTGGCGGCGTACAGCCCCGTATTCACGAAACTCGCCGCGCCCAGCACGTCATGCGACGCCACGCCCGAGGGACCGCCGCCAGCGAGGATCGCGGCGCCAAACGCGGCGGGCGTCGAGAACGTGGTCCCGCTGCTCAGCGTGGCGTTGTTGGACACCACCCAATTGTTGTTCATGTTCGTCGCCGGACTCAGGTTGTAGTCCATCAGCAGCAGCGCCGCCGGGTTCGCGCGCCACACCCCGGCGCCGTTCAGGGTGCCGCCGCTGCCGGCCGGGTTCGCGTACAGATTGTTGTAGCACTGGGCCTGCCCCACGCCGTGGCTGCCCGCCTGCACCTGCACATAGCCGACGATCGCACCGCTGCCGGCCGCGTTGATAACCGTGTTGTTGCGTACGATCACGGGCGTCATCCATCCGTTGCCGTTTGTGCCGCTGGTCGTGGTGGACATGCCACCCAGGGCCTCGTCACAGGCGGCCGTGTTGCCGTGCTGCAGGACGATGTTGTTCTGGATGACGGTCTGCGCGGTCAGCAGCGTGTTGGAGATCGACTGCCCCAGTCCGCTGAAGTCCTGCACCCCGGCCTCCGACGTGAACATCGAAACGTCGATGAAATTGTTCAGCACGAACGACCCGTGGATGCCGCCCTCCTTGCCGTAGACGTTCCCGCTGTTGACGCAGGTGTTGTACTGGAGGACCGTGCCGACGCAGAGGTTCGTGGCGGAGAACCCCCACACCTGGATGGCGTTGAAGTGATCCCCGCTGCCGGCGGTGGGGCCCACGCTATCATGGTACCAGTTGTTCGAGATCGTCACCGCGCTGGTGTTGTGGTCCACCCAGGTCTGGTTCACGTTGTCCGGGGTGGATCCCGCGTTGAACCCGAAGCCCGTGAACTCGCAGTTCGTCTGCAGCACCGGATTCACGATGGCGGGGCCGTCGTTGGTGCTGCCGGACCCGAACCTGGTGCCCTGAAACTGGCCGCCGGTGAACCTCAGCCCGTCGATCGTCGCGAAGCCGTTGCCGCCGAAGGTCGGGAAGTTAACGCAGTGCACGACCATCGGCCCGCGGCTGTTGCCCGCGCCTGAGCTGACACCGCCACCGAAGAGCCCGTTGCTGCCCTTGGCGTTCAGCGTGGCGGTGCGCGGGCTGTAGTGGCCGGTGGCGTCGCAGCTGCCCCAGTACGTGGTGCTCGAGGACGTGCCGCCCAGCAGGTGCAGCGCGCCGGCCGGCGCGCTGTTGTTGCCACCCCCGGGCGCGCCGTTGGTCCCGGTGACCATGAGGCCCGAGATGTCGTACGTCCCCGGCATGAGCCCGACGCGCTTGCCCGCGGTCAGCGCGCAGTTGGCGGCGCTCTGCGCGGTAAACGGGCCGCCCGGCCACGAGCTGGGGCTCCACAGGCTCAGGCTCTTGATCGACCATGGGGTCGAGACCGTCTTGCCGTCGTTCGTGTCGCTGCCGGTGGGCGAGACGTAGAAGTCGAAGGTGGCGCCGACCGAGCCGATGGTGTACGCCGCGCTCGCCACGGCGCTGTTGGCGAACCCGGGCGCAGTACCGATCGCCCTCAGCGTCTCAGACGCGTTGACGATCACAGGCCCGGTGAACTGTTGCGTCGTGCCCGACACCGGAAAGGTCGGCGCCGACCCGTCGGTCGTGTAGTAGCACGTAGATCCTGCGGTCGCGCAGCTAATCGTGACGAACTGCGTCGCCGCGTAGGTGCCCGCGGGAGGTGAGAACGTCGGCAGCGCGGCCTGCGGCTGCGGGTTGACGGTAAGCGAGAACGCCCCCTGGAGGCGGGTACCCGCGCTGTCGGTGAGCTGGATGGTGAGCGTGTCGGTCTCGACCACCGACGGGATGCCGCTCACGGTGCCTTGGCTCGACACCGACCAGCCGTTCGAGCCGGTCTGCGCGAGCAGGGCCCAGGTGTACGGCGTGAAGCCGCCCGTGCCAGCCATGGAGAAGCCATAGATGGCGTTCTGCACGGCCGCGGTGAGCGGGCTCTGCGTGCCGAAGGCGAGCGGCGTGTTGACGCTGCCCGCCCGGTGGAAACTTGCTACCCAGGTCTGGGTCATGAAAGAAGACGGGAGGGTAGTGGTCCCCTCCCGGCAGGCCTAGATCTCGGCCAGCTGCATGCGGCCCGTCACGGTGCCGCCCGCGGTGTTGATCGGGAACAGCGCGATGCTGCCCGCCGCGTTGTTGCCGCCCTGGACGGGGATGGCGTTGTTGAGGTTCGCGTTCGCGCGCCAGAAGTAGCGCTGGCCGTTCGCGTTGATGGGGATGTTCTGCACCAGCGCGCCCGCGAGCGGCTGCGTGGCGTAGGCCGCGAAGCCGGTGCCCGAGAAGGCGAGCGCCGGGGTGGTGCCCGTCATGTTCGGCTGGTCGGTCGGCGTGAAGGTCAGCGCCGAGGAGCCGGTGACGCCCGCGGTGCCCACGCGGTAGATGCCCACCTCGTTGGCCTGGGACGCGGTGCCCATGCCCTCAAGGTCGACCTCGAGCACGAGGAACGAGCGGACCGCCCCCGAGATGATGGTGGCGATCGGCGTCAGAACCGCCGACAGCGCGCCGGTTACGCGTACGTTGTAGATGATCATTTGATGTTACCCTTTTCCTATGGTTGAAGTTGAAAGAATCGAATCAGTTGTGGCGGCTGCCGTTCAGCTTAGGCGGCGCACCGCCCGCCGGGATCGCGATGCGCGGCGCCGCCGCCAGCGCCTCGGTCAGCGTCTTGGTGAGCTGGTTGACCTGCCCGACCATCTGCCGCGTGAGCTGCGCATCCGAGTAGCCGCCGGTCACGCCCTGGATGATCTTGGTCAGCACGTTCAGCTGCTCGGTGAGTACCAGCACCCGCACCTCGAGCTCGAGCGCGTTGAACTGCATACCGTTCATCTGGAACTTGAGCAGCAGCTTCGCGCTCAGGCCGTCCACCGCCTGCTGGAACTCGGCACTCGCCGCAGCCAGGCCGTCGTCGCCAGACGGCTGCGGCTGGTCCTCCACCTTGTTTAAGTTCTCTTCCATCTCTCGCACTCCTGGTTTGAAAGAACCGTTTTAGCTCGCGGTGCGCGGCACCGTGTACCACTGCCCGGCGACCGCGCAGGTCACCATCGTCGAGGTGTTGGTCGCCATACTGTAGCCCGCGTTCGCGGCCAGCGCGTTGATCTTCTCCGTGCCCGTGCCGCCGGCGCTCGGGAACACCAGCACCGTGAACGCGCTGATGTTGTGCAGCGTCGCGAACATGCCCGGCACCGAGGCGGGCAGCAGTATCGCGGCAGCGGCGGTGGCCGTGATGTTGCAGAGCTCAGCGTTGATCAGAGTACCGGTGCCCTGCGTGTTGCCGATGTTAGCGGCGACGGTCGAGGAGTTCTGCATAGACCAGGTCGCGCCGTTCCACGTAACGAAGCCGAAGTCCGTGCACCACGCCCAGGTGCCTGGCGGAAACTGCGGGCTCGGGAACGTGGCCTGGAGCTGCGCGAGCGTGCCCACGAAGTCGATGCGGCGGTCGATCTTGCCATCTGCGGTCATGTGGTTGTTCCTCAGTTAAGATTCGTGGGGATCACGTACGCGTTAACGATCAGGCCGGTGTTACCGGAGCCGCCGTTAACGAGCTGGATGGTGCCGAAGGGCAGCGTAAACTGCGCGCTCAGGCCGTTGGCCGTGATGGCGGTCACCGCCGCCACCGTGAAAAACGTGGCGCCGTCAGGAAGGCGGTACTGCAGCGTCAGGCTGGCGGTGCCGAAGGCCGTGGCCACCGCCGCGAGGATGCCCGTGCCGCCGGGCCACACGCCAGGCTGGAGCACGTTGGCCACCGCCAATGGTATCACTAGTGCCATCTACCAAACTCCTCCGCCGCTGGCGGTTCTGAACCCGAGCCAGGCGTTGCTGCCGTTGAAGAACCTCTTGTCGTACCGGTACGTCGGCTGAGGCACCGGGCCCACCAGGGTCCCGAGCGAGAACGAGGCGCCGAACGCCACGCCGCCGATCAGTGCTGTGAAGGTCGCCGGGAGCTCGAAGTCATCGGCAACGTAGTACTCGTCCGCGTCATCGGTCGGCCAGTGATCGTACGCGTCCTCCGCGCACAGCAGCGCGCTGCCGGCAACGGCCGCCTGGTACTCGTCCTGTGTAAATTCGTCCGCGTCGTCGGCGAAGTGATACCAAGGATCGTCAAACCCGAGCGCGTCAGGGAAACTTACCTGCTCATCAACCGGCGCCCACTCATCGCCGTCCTGGATCTCAAGCTCAGCGTCGTCGCCGAAATACTGCGGGGGCGCGAAGAAGTCCGCGCCCAGGCGGTCCAGGTCCGGGTAGGCCTGGTCGTCATCATCCTGATCAAGGAGCTCCGCGTCCTCGCCATAGTACTGGAGGGTCGTGAGCGCGACGCTCTGCAGCTGGAACTCGGCGACGTCGACCTGCTCGTCATCGTCCTGCGCGAAGTGGTCCCACGCATCTTCGACCGGATTAAGGTTCTCGACCAGCGCGTAGTCGTCGAGCTGGTCCGCGTGATCGTCGTCGTCCTGGCTCCACCAGTCCCAGCCGTCCTCGATCGGTGCATCGCCTTGGAGCTGCGGCTGTGAGTCGACGACCACCTGGTCGTCATCGTCCTGATCAAAGAGCTCGGCGTCCTCACCGTAGTAGGCGGCGACGCCGGGGATCTGGAACTCAACGACGTCGACCTGGTCGTCGTCATCGGTCGGCCAGTGGTCCCACGGGTCATCAACCGGGCTCAGGTTCTCGATGAACGCGTAGTCGTCGCTGACCGCGTAATCGTCACCGTCCGTGGTGAAGTGGTCCCAGGCGTCATCGACCGGGCTCAGGTTCTCGACCAGCTGGTAGTCCGCCGCCGGGTCTACCTGCTCGTCATCATCTTGGGTCTCGAGCTCCGCGTCCTCGCCGTAGTACTGCGTCGCTGCGGGCGGGGCCGCCACCGGCACGACCTCGGGAAAGTAGGGCGGCCAGGCAGACGGCTGCCCCGGTGCCATCGTGCGCGCCCCGGGCGGCGCCACCGGCAGCGGCACGTTGCGCAGCGTCGATTGGTCCGGAAACTGGGCCTGCGAGCGGATCGCGATCGTCGCAACGCCGGCGAGCGAACCGCCCGTGTTGGTCCAGGCCACGCTCGGCGTGTTGACCGCTACCGGCGCGTTCGACCATCCCACCGTCGAGCGGCCATTGCCCGTGGCGGCGGTGACCTGCCAGTGGGTCGCGTACCCGACGGGCAGCGTGTTCGTCGACCCGGCGGTCGTCGCCTCCATCGAGACGATGAGGCTGCCCGGGCTCGAGGTGACGAACGGCGCCGCGAGCGGGCTCTGCCCGACGGTTATAAATATCCCAGCCGCGTCGACGAAGAACTGCGGGTTCGCCCCGACGATCTCCAGCGCGTGGAGCGTGATGCTGCCGCTGGCGAACGCCGCCGTGATCGTCGGGTTAGGCCCCAGCAGCCGCGCGCAGTACCACAGGCTGATGAAGCCATTACCGGTGTTCTGCGCCGACGCGGCCTGGAGGTACAGGCTGCCGAACTGGTCGGTGACGCCGGTGAGCGTCGGACCATTCGCGAACACCACGACGCCGTTGCCGGCGCTCGCGAAGAGCGGCAGCGCCTTGCTCGTGACGTTCACCGTCGTGAACGAGAAGTTCGCGTTGCCGACGTACGGCGTTAGCCTCGGCGCTGGCGCCGCTACCGGTGGTGGGCCTGGCGGAACGCCCTGAGGCGGTACGCCACCGGGAACCCAGGGCGGCCCTGACCCGTACGGAGGCAGGGCCATGAGTTACCTCAGCGGTTAGCGGTCTTCATCAGTAGCCCGGGTTCTGCATCAGCAGCCGCGCGGTCTGGCACACCATGGTGGCGGTGCCCAGCGACTCCGTGAAGAACGCGTCAAACACGTTCGGCACCGTCGAATCGAAACCCGACGCGCCGAGCCCGAAGGTGATCGGGCTGGTGGTCCAGGCCGTTAGGCTCGTCGGCAGGTAGATCGCGCCCGTCCCGTAGCAGGTGGCCGCCGTCGTCGCGCCCTCGCTCCTCACCACGAGGTCGACATCCAGCATCCACGGCCACGTCGTGGCGCTCGCGGCGAGCGTGATGGCGCCCGAGGTAGCAACTACCTGGGCACTGCCGATGCGCAGGTCCCAGGTACCGGTGCCCGGCGTCGCGGCCGTGGTCACGACCCCGGCCGCGCGAAAGTTCAGCATCGTGCCGTACGCCGACCACAGCGACGGGATCGTCGGGCGCACCTGGCCGGCAGCCGGCGCGGCCGCGATCAGCATGGACGCCGCGGTGCCCGCCGTCAAGGACGGCCCGGCGGCGCGCAGCGTGAAGAGCGTGTAGGGCGAGTTGGCCATGCGCTATCCTAGGAAGGTGAGGAGTGAGTTGGGCGGAAACGTCGGCACCGTGCCCTGCGCCACCACCAGCGGCGTCACCGGGCACAGGTACCCCGAGCCCGCGGTCTGCGGCAGCACGGTGGGACCTGATGGCGTCAGGCCCAGCACCAGCTCGCCGCCCGCGATGGCGTTCACGTAGTACACCTGGCCCGCGACGAGCCCGCCCGGCAGCAGCGCACCGGGGCCCGCCTGGTACAGCGTCACCGCCTGCCCCGGCACGGTGCCCGGCGGCAGCAGCGGCACGAAGAGCGGCGCTCCAACATCCGCGGTGAAGCCGTACGCGGTGCCGGGGCCGATGGGGCCTGAGGTGATCAGCTGCCCGGGCCCGGAGCCTGACAATCCCACGCTCCAGAACGCCACCGTATCCCCGCTCCCCGAGCACGCCGGGAAGGCAATGGCAACTAGGTTCTGCGCTCGCGCCGGAGGCCCTGAGGAGACGAGAAACGTGCTGGGCGAGGGCGCAGCGCCCATGCGCGCGTAGCCCGCGTACACGGTTTCGGCCGTCGCCTGGCTCCCGCCGTCCGGGCTCGCGCTGTGGAGCGCGATGTAGATCGGGACGGGCGGCCCGGGCGTGAGCCCCTGGAAGTAGAAGCTGAGAACCTGGGCCTGCGCGAACGGGGAGAACGGCATCAGCGCACCTGGGCCCGCAGGCCCGTCGGGGCCCTCGGCCTCGGCCGGTCGTCGTTGCCGAAGTCGTCAGCGAAGAACTCGTCCGGCTCCTCCCACCAATCCACCGGCGTCTCGAACAGCTGCGCCAGCGCCACGGGCTTCGCGTCGTCGTTGCCGAAGTCGTCGGCGTGGAAGCTGTCCTCCTCCTCGACGACGTAGTACCCCGTCACTTTGGGAGAAAGATCAGCTGACCGTGGCGGTCAGTCCGGTCGGCGGGTTCGGCACGAGCGCGGGAATCGCGGCGGAGACCGGTGCCTCCTGCGCGGACTCAGACCCCTCTGCCACAGCAGTCACGCTGAAAAACTCCTCGGCACCGGGCGTCAGGCCCGCGGTCACCGTGGCGGTGGTGGTGGTGAGTCCGCTCTGCACCTTGGTGAGCGCCGCGGCGCTGGCGCCCTGGTAGACGTCGTAGGTGACGGCGCCGGTGATCGGCGAGCCGTCGGTGTTCGTGGTGGGCGCGGTCCAGTTCAGCGTGACGGTTGACATGGGCGAGAGACTCCTGTGAGAGGGTTAGACGTTGACGCAGGCGATGTTACTGCCCGCGCTGACGTGGCCTCCCACGACGGCGCGAACGTAGAAGCAGTGCCGGGCCTCGTCGTCGAGCACCCGGAAAGAATAGCTGGTGGCGGTGAGGTTCACAGCGATCGGCGCGTAGCCCTCCTTGGACCACACCTGGTACGTGACCGGAGATCCTATCGACACACCATTCGTGTACGTGGACGGCGCCGCCCACCTGAGCGTGACGCGGCGGTAACGCCACCACGCGGTCACGCTCCAGATTGACATGCTGGCAGGCACGCGCCGTGTGCCGCGGCGTAGTTGCACGGGCACAGCCCGCGCGCGTCGTTCAGCGGGCACGGACGGATCTGCCTCAGGCCGTACCCGGCGATGTACAGCCCGGCGGCCGAGGGGTCAGACTCGGTGCGCGGATATGACACTTGACAGATGGGTTGTCCGCTCACGTCTCGTCCTCCAGCTCAGGCAACGGCTCCGGCCAGCACCGGCAGTTCCAGATGCGCCCGGGGTGATGGTACATGATGCGCCCGCCCTCGTTCACCGCGGGCGGATCGTCCCAGCGGCATATCTTGCCCTGCATAGCTCTGTGACCCGGCCTTACATCGGCGTCTTTAGAAGTTTGCCACCGGTAGTGCGTGACCCCGACGCTGCGGGCCCGCGTCTCGGTGAGGACGCTCGCGGTTCTGGCCACCTCGGTGCGCGCGATCAACACGGCGCGCGAGCGCAGCACCTGGCCCGAGGCCTCGATCTCATCAGCGATCTCGCCCGCGCGCTTCGAGTTCTCGAGCGCCCGGATGGTGAGCCTATGGACCCGCTCAGCGGCCTCGATCGGGATGCTCTTGATCAATCCCACTTGGCTGTACATCAGCGACCTGAGCACCTCGCCCGCCGGCGTCGCGCGTACATCAAGCTTGAGTTGGGCCGAGATGGCGGTTCCGAGCGCCCGCCAGGAGTCGCGGTCCCGGGCGTCCACCTCGCCCAACATGCGTCTAACAGCCGTCTCAGCCCAGGGCGTCAGCGCGTCGGAGTAAGCGCGGAGCAGCTGGGTGAGCTGCGGCAGTAATTCTATGTTTCCGGCCTCGTAGCTCTTGATCAGGTCGCCAGCGTGGGAGGCCACGGCGCGCAGCGCCCGGGCGAAGTCACGTCCTGCGCGCTTCAACATCGGTGGCCGGAAGCGCCCGATCAACCGCGGCGCGTCGGTGGCGCTGGCATGCGGCGTCTTCGCTAGATCTCGATCGAGCGGTACCAATGCACCACGTCCCCGTCCACGGGGGCGCTGCAGAACCGGGCCGCTACTCTGGACACGCATGCTTCAGTCGCAGTTGCGTCGCTATGTGCAGTCCACCGAGGATACCCAGACCCTCGTTAGCCTTCTCCTGATCACCCGCTTCGGCGAAAGCCTTATCCATGTCCACAACGCGGGCGTCGACGTCGCGCCCTTGTAGGTGGGCTGCGACTGCGCGGTGGTGGCCGTCAACAATGCCATGCTCGCCAGCACGCTTAACCACCGTGATCGGTTCGCCGTGATCCCGCCGGTATTCGCCGACCTTGACGATATTAACATGGCGCTGCGTCCCCTGCAGTTTCCAAGGCTCTATCGTGCAATCCTGCCCATATGCCTTACAAGTATCAGGGTGCGCGGCCTGGATGGCCTCTCGCATGGACTTCGACTTCACCGGCTCGAGCGGTGACTCGGCCCACTCGCCCTCGTCGTCCTTCTCACCGCGCTCGTCGAAACGCTTCTCGGAGAAGCCCATACCGTGCGTGAACTTACCGGTCTGCTCGTGGCGCGGCACCTCGTCAAAGCGGTCGCGCGTCAGCCAACGCATCACGCGCTTAGGCCACGAGTCCAGCGCCTTGAACGGCTTCGCGTCGTCGGGCTTATAGGCAGCGGGCTCATCCTCACCGGGCTTCTTGCCAGCGGCGCCCGCCGCACCTGGCTCAGCCTTCGGCGGCGCGACGAGGCCGAGCGCCTCAGGAGTCGGGGGCGGATCGTTCTCGGCCTCGGTGATCGCTTCCTCCTCGATAAGGGAGAACGTGCCCACCTCACGGCCCAGCTTCTTGAGCTCCCGCATCGCCGTGGAGCGGTCGATGATCTGCCGCTCGTACGCATCGCCGATCGCCTCCTCGGTGATCTTAGTGACGTTGGCCTTCTGCTCCTCGTCCATCTGCCACAGGTGCTCGAACTCGAGGTCGAAGTCGTCGGCCGGCGGCTCGAAACCGAACTCACTCAGCCACGCGACGCGGTACAGTGTCTCTATCTCGGGTCCGAGGTCGGCCTCTTGGTTCTGCTTGATAGAGTCGTAGTAGGACCGAAGGTCAGAATCGCCGGAGTTGAATCCGACCGGAGACTGGCCGAAAAGTCGGACAGCCGGCATCTCAACAGCTCCGCAGAGCTGCTCACCGAACTGGATGAGCACGTCATCGAGTCCGGCGAAGTTATAGGCTTGGACATCGAACTCATCCTCCTTGTCCAGCAGCGTCATGCCCTCGTTCGTCTGCATGGCGCGGATCATGCTCACCTGCGCGAGCACGCCGTTCATGGCCTGGTTGCCCTGGCCGATGATGCCGCGCAGATCCGGAATCTTCAGCGTACGTAGGTGCGCCTTGTACGTGAGCTGCGCCACACCCGTGGTAGTCGAGTCGTAGGCAAGCAGCCGGTCCCACATGCGCTCGAGCACCGACTGACCCCAAAGGTTCTCGGCGATCTTCTGCCAGTAGGGCAGCTCCACGCCGTCCACGCGGACCATGCGCGAATGGTGGATGGTCATGACGGGCATGCCCATCGAGTCAGGCACAGTGGTGTAGAACCTGGGCTTCCCGAAGTGCGGGCCGAACTCCGGCACCAGGTCCTGCAGCGACGGGTTCAGCAGCCAGCGGTCCAGCGGCAGCAGCCCCTTGAACTGCCCCTTACCGATGCGGTCCGGATTCAGTGGCGTGGCCGGGTCCTGGCCGTCGATCATCAAGAAGGCGCACGACCCGCCGTAAAGGCGCGACCACTTCAGGTTCTCGCACAGCCGCTTCCACACCTTGAGCCGCGACATCCCCTTGTTGAACTGCTTGACGTCGGTCGGGTCCGCCGAGGTGTTGATATCCACGCCCTCGCGCGTCATGTCGCGGGCGACGGCGTCGACCACGCGGCCAGCTACCCACGAGCCGCGATACACCCACTCCATCTGCAGCCGGTTGCGCGTGACGGGGTGGAAGCCGTAATGCGAAGCATCGTGCTGGTTACCCGTGCCGTGGCCGACGCGGGCGACAAAGTTCTGGAAGCTGTCCGCTGTGCGGAACTTCTGCGTCGGGCGCGCGTCGGTCGTCTTCACTGCTGCGCGCTTCGCCATATGTGCTCAGACCCTCACTTGCGGATTAGGACCGCCAACTCCTCCAACGGATGATGACGGTAGACATCGTTCTTGGGCGCAACGCCACGGCGAATTTGATCAACCCGCAGGTACCAGAGTTCCCGGTCAGCCTCCGAGATTGGGGAGAAATGCGGTATGCGGCGCCGCATCAAGCGCAAATGCTTTATTGGCCCAACTTCCGCCACAACTCTATTGCCCGGGTGCTCGGGTTGTACAGGATCATCACCATGTCCCCGCGATTCGGCGAGCGAGCGCCTTCGGGCACCTTGTTGATCACGATCTTGCCGGCCAGGTTCTTTTCCCACGTCGGTTGACTCAGCTCCTGGGTCACGAGCTTCAGCTCAGGAAGGTTCGGGTCGATCACGATCAGGTCATCAGGGTTGAACGGCCGCTCGCCCTCGACCACGGCCTTGTAGGTCTTCTCAAAGCGCAAGCGCAGCGCCCACCAGCTCTGCGCCTTGAGGTTCTGGAAGTAGTCCTGGTTCTTGCGCTTCTTGACCATCTCGCCCTCGGGCTGGTGCACGGCGCCCGACCCGCGGAAGGGCGTATCGGTGATGGTGTGGATCGCCGCCTTGGCGCGCGTGAGGTTGATCTGCTCAGCGTCACCGCGCACGCCGGCGCCTAGGCCGTCCGCGTCGTAGTCGAAGGTCTCATGCCCCCAATCGTCCAGGAGCCCGAAGGTCCTCACCACGCTCTTGAAGATGCTCGAGCCCACGCCTGACCAGCTCTTACATTGGTACAGCTTGACGCCACGGCGGGCGCCTAGGCAGTTCTGGTCACGCCCCTCGTCGGCCACGTCGAGCGCGGCGAACCGGTCGCCCGTGCACTCGAACCCGAGCGCGACATCGGCGCCGATCGCGGCCTGCACCCACGCCCCTGGGATGACGACGCCCTCCACGCTCGCGGCGTGGTTGATGTCGATCTCCTGCGCGATGATCTGCTCAGACCACTTGCCGCACTCGGCGCGGTACCACGCGTCATCCTTCCTGGGGTCGTCGCGCCAGTGAAAGGTGAAAAGCCGGTCAGTGCCGTCGTACTCGTCTGAGAAGCGCCGCTGCGCGAAGCTGTTCGCCATGCCGTTAGGCGTCGAGATGTCGATGCGACATCGCGTGGTCTGTGAGAGCGAGCTATCTACGGTCTCAGGGTGCTCGAGGAACGCGGCCTCATCTACGAAATAAAAGCTCGTACGATCACCTCGCCCGATCTCATCACCGATCTCACCACCGATGAAGGACCCGGTATCTGGAAACTTAATGCGCATCTGCGGCGCGTCATTGCGCGTCCAACCACCGCGGAACGCGGCGGGCAGATTCTCGATGAAGATGCGCGCCTTCTCGAGCAGAGACTTCGGTGACCCGATCTGGTCCACGTACTCCTGCTTGCGCGATCCAAAGCCCACCGCCACGCCATCATTAAGCAAACAGATCGTAGAGGCGGTAGCTACGGCGAGCCATGAGAGCCCGCTCTCACGGCTCTTCTCCGTCATCCCAGGATCACGGCCCTTCCACCTACGGAAGAACCACTCGATCCACTCCTCCTGCCGGGGAAAGAGGATGAATGGTATCAAGGACGGCAGGTTGATGTCAACGTTGCGCGGGTCGGTCGTCACGCCCCAGTCGGTGATAAACTCAGCGACGTGGTCGCGGTAGTAGGCCTTGACGGTCCTGATCTCAGCCGGCGTCGACTGATTTAGCCGCTGCTCGGCCTCGAGGCGATGCTGAAAAACCTGAACGTAATCGGGGTGCTTCCAATCAAAGCGGAACGGGAGCACGGATCACCTCACGCGGCGCAAACATCATCGGCAGCTGAGGAAACATATCAAGCACCACCAGCAGTTCACCTGATTTGGTGCCGCCCACCACGCTGCCCTCGAACAGGTAGAAGTTCGAGCCCTCTAGGATCTGCACCCTGATCATTCCTTTTTCCCCATGATGATGCGCTGGTAGACCCGCGCCGCTTCCACCGGATCGGCGGGGAGCTGGATGGCAGCGGTCGGAATCGGCACGCCGTCTGGCTGGCCGCCGTGGTTCACGTCTACCTTTTCCTTGAAGCGCCGGTCGAGCTTCGACAGCAACCACTTACGCGTATCGACCTGGAGGCGGCGATGCTCGAGCATATCACCCTCAACCTCCTTGACGATGATCACGCCCTTGACACCAGAGCGCTCGGTCTTAACACCGAGCATCGGCGTATTCGCGATATCAAGCGCTTCTGCCGCCCAATAATCATTCCTATCTTCAACCGCGCGCGCGTACTGTTGAGAGAACCACACGTGCTCATCACGCCATCTCCGAATAACCGGATGGCTGGGCATATCATCAGCGAGTGTGAGTTGTCTGAGTGAAGATCCATGAGCTATGCGATGACAAATCTCATCAGCGATCTCTTGGGTACATTCAAAAGCGGGCTTACCGCCCTGCGGTCCTGATAGTATTTTTTTGATGACGACCGGGTTGGTCGATGAGGGCGTGGCCCTGAGAACGATGGCTGGAGGAGGCTTATGACCGCCGCGCTTTTTCTTAGCGGGCTTCTTCATCTTGGCCTCTCTGGTGACACCACCTCAACACTAGTTGCCGCGGACTGTATACCGGTTCGGTTGAGCTGTAAATACCCCCTCAGAAAGGCTATAAAACAAGCCATCTGGCAAGTACATACCTTTTAAAACGTCCTCATCAGGGTGGAATTGTCAAGGCGAAGGTAGCCTGAGAGGTACGCCTTGAGCATACGGAGGATGTCAAAATACCTCACGACGCCGGCCTTATCGTCGCCAAACCCCATGAGCGGTGCCTTCTCCTTCGGCGGGATCTCATACCACACATAGTGCGCGTCCATCACGCGACGCCACTCGCCGCACATGGTGGTGAACCCGAGATGGATATCAAGTGAGAGCCCGAGATAGACCTCAGGAAACTGCTGATTGAAACCAGATCTTTCACCCGCTCCCACGCGGTCCTCCTGCACCTGGCCCAGGGTGCTGCGCAGCTTACCAAGTCGCTCCCATGGCTGCAGGAGCAGCTTGCCGTCAGCATCAGTGAGGATGCCGAGGATCTTGCGCCGCTCCCGTGCCCAGTCAGCGCACCAGATGTCCAGCTGATCAGGTTTCCACCTCCTCACGGATGGGCCCACGCCAATGGCTGGTGAATAATCAGACAAGTATCCCCGGTTCTGACCCGCTGATGGGCCGTGACTCTACCACAATAGATTTTAAACTGCCAATTTAACACGTGTGAAAGTGTTCTGCCCGGCCTGCCCTACCTGCCCTACTAAAAAGGCGAAAATTATATATAGAAAATATAAGATATGTATAAGACAAGTTTTAATTATATATATTATTTAAGTAGGGTAGGTAGGGTAGGTTAGGCAGAGGCTTAAAAAGAAGCCTTTTTGCCTGCCCTACCTGCCTAACCTACCCTACTACAGATGACGATTATCTTCATCGTTGGATCTGTGAATATCAAAAATATTAAACAGTTCAATACAAAAAATGGCTCACAAGGTAGGGCACGTAGGGCAATTTTAAGGGCAGGTAGGGCGGCGTTTACTAGTGAAAAAAAGTACGTTACACTCTACTAATAATTAATGAAGAGGCCAATTTTACCCATGAAATCTGTCACGGCTGTAGCTTCTATCGCTCTTACGAAAGAGCTTCTAAAACAGGTAGATAAGGCTGCCAAGGACGAGCAGCGATCAAGGTCGCAGATCATCAGACACATATTAGAACGCCACTTTAAAGCAGCACAACCACTCAAGGCGTAGCTCTTATGCTTACGCCAGATCTCAGCCGCATTCCGCTTGCGCTGCGTAGCTATAACCAGTGGTGTGGGTGGAAAATAGCGCGTCGCTTTCAGAAAGGCATTTGGAAGGATACCAAGGTGCCGATACAGCCTGGTGGCGCCATGGCTAATACCGTGAGCGCTAAGACCTGGGCTGCATTTGCTGATGTTAAGAGAGCTTACCAGGCAGGGCAATGTCAAGGGGTTGGCTTTATCACGAGTACCGCAGACCCCTTTGTATTGATCGACATCGATAAGGTACGTGACCTGAAGACCGGCAAGATCCTCCCTTGGGCTGCGGCTATCATGCAGGCAGCGATTGCTGAGCGCGCGTACGTAGAGCTCTCGCCCTCAGGCACTGGCTTCCATATCATCGGCGAGGGGCCACAGGGCTTTGCCGGGCAGAAGGCAAACGGCGTCGAGCTCTATTGTGTGGCGAGATTTTTTACGATCACCGGCAGCGCTACTGCCAAGCCAGGACAAAAGAAACTCGGACGATTGGCTGATACTCTCGATCTTGTTGCCCAGCGGTTACAAATCCCAAAACCAGTTAACGGTGTTCACCGTATGACGAAGCGTGACGGTCTAGATCTTATAAAGGGAGTAAGACCGTACCCGTTATCGTGGACCGACGAGCGTATTCTCAAGTTGGTATATTCAAAGCAAGGTGATGATAGGCTGAGAAAACTTATGTCTGGCGATATCTCAAACTACGGCAACGACGCATCGAGCGCCGACATGGCCTGTGCCTCGATGCTGGGTTTCTGGTTTTGGTTGAATCCAGACAAGGTAGAACAATTGATGTTGTTGTCAGGGTTGGTGCGGCCTAAGTGGGACACTCGCCGCGGCAAACTTACCTATCTGCGTTATACGATCAACGCGGCTCTTAACGGAAAAACTGATTACTACGGTATTGCACGGGATATGTCTCGATGAAAAAGAGCAAGGTTAAGAAGAAAAAAGAGCATATAAATGACGAGCTGCAAGTACCGAGCCATATCGCGGAGGTGGTAGAGCGTCTTAATTCACTTCACGCAGTGGTGCCGATTGGTGGCAAGGTCTTGATCATGACAGAGCGTCCTTCACCTAGTTTTCTTGGTCGCATAGATCGCACCTTTTTGCAAAAGGCAGATCTTCAGTTATTGTATGCAGCAGATCTCCACCAGGTGGGTCTTGGGGCTGGCGGACAGGTTAAGGTGCAGACGGCTGATCAGATCTGGCTGTCATCTCCGAAGCGCCGCCAATACAATTCGCTGATTTTTGACCCTAATAAGCCTCCGGGCGGGGATGATGAGGCGCATGTCTATAATCTTTGGCGCGGATGGCCGCTGGCTGATGTTAAGAAACCGCCTAGCATGAAGCGGTGGAAGGGAGTACACGATTTTATACGAGATATCATCGCAGGAGGGGATACTAAGCTTTTTCGCTGGGTATGCGCGTGGATGGCTGCTCGTTTTAAGAATCCTGGCCGGACCGGAGCCGTGGCTCTCGTACTGATGGGGGACGAAGGCATTGGCAAGGGGTTCTTTGCAAAGCATATCATGGGCGGTTCCTATGACCTGAACCACTTTGTTCACATAACTGACGGCCAGCATATCACCGGGCGCTTTAACGGGCATCTATCAGATTCTTTGATGGTGTTTGTCGATGAGGCGTTTTACGCAGGCGATCCTAGCGTGGCGGGTAAGCTCAAGGGGCTTATCACCGAAGAAACCGTGTTACTAGAAGCTAAGTTTCAGAACCCTATTCAATTCCCTAACATGCGCTCATTTATCATAGCTAGCAATGAGATGTATGTGGTGCCTGCGGGGCGCGCTGCCAGGCGTTTTGCGGTACTCAAAGTGAGTGAGGCGCGCAAGCAGCAGCGCAGGTATTTTGAGGCGTTACGCCATGAGCTCTATAGTGGCGGAAGGCTCGAGATGCTCAGGTGGCTAGGTCGTGAGGATTTTAGTGATGTAGATCCATATACCGCGCCTGTTACGGTTGCTCTAACTGAGCAGAAGAAGCTGTCGTTCTCTAATACTGAGCGATATTGGTTTGACCGGATGCAGAAAGGCCGGTTGCCTGATGCCATCGGCAATGATCCTGGCATCGTGTGGGATGATAAAAAAGAGGCGCAGGTACCTATCATGGCTGCGGTTCAGCACTATCTGAGCCAGCCGTACATGCAGCGGGCCTACGCACGTGAGATCAGGGCGGCTGAGACTGAGCTCGGCATCACGCTGAATGCACTTATCCCATCACGTAAGAAAGAACGCCCTACGAAGGGCGGTGAACGATCTTATATCTGGATACTTCCGCCGCTTAAGCAGGCGCGCCAGGAGTTTGAGCGACTCTCTGGGGGAGGAGATGTGTGGAAGTTAAGCATGTAAGTGGTTTTATCTCTGAGAGGCGAGTTCCTAACCGCTCTGAGATAAAGAAGTTTGGTACTAGGCCGCTGCCATTACACAGCGCGGCGTTATATCACCAATGTATCAAAGATAGGTGGCGATGCCCGGTCTGTGGTAGAAAACCCCAAGAGCTTATTCGCTGGGGAAAGATGGGCTGGGCCGCACACATAGTCGTGCACCATTGCCACAATGAGTTTAAGCCGAGATTTAAAAAGACCATTGTCTGTGAAGATTGCAACGTGGGCGAGGGAGCGGTTAAAGCTATTTTAGGGTTACCAAAAAACTTTAGCTTCAGCCCAAAAGAGATGAGGCTGTTTTTGAAATGCCAACCTCACGCAGGTGTAGCTGAGAAGGACCTTGTAAGGGCCAAACAGGCATTTAAAGCAGCCACAAAATGATTACTAGTATCAAAGGTTGTTTTATATTACAGTTCGTCGCAAGACCGCTCGTTTCGTTTTGTCCAAACGCCTGGCACGGGCTGAGGAACGCGGGTGCCACCGTGAGCTGCGAGCGGTCCTTCGCACCATGAGGGGATGATAACGATGGCTACGGCTGCCCAGAAGATCTCATCACAGCTCAAAAAGCTGCGCTCCCTCATGGATCAGGAGGACTCTCTTCAATCAAAGCTCAAGCCCGTCAAGGACGCGATCGAGTCCTTACGCGAGAAGCTCATCAACGAGTTCACCGCCGCCGAGCTCTCCAGCACCACCGCCGAGGGCCTGCGTGTCACGCGCACGCAGTCCTCCGTGCCTACAATCGTGGACCCGCTTAAATTTTTCGCCTACGCTTCTAAGAAGGCCAACTGGGACCTCCTGAACAAGAAGGTGAGCACCGAGGCCTGGCGCGAGCGCATGGAGGCTAAGAGGGTGGTGCCGGGGGTGGAGGCCTTCAACCGTGTCGGGCTATCGGTAACCAGGATCAAGGGGAGGAAGCTGTGAGTATAAGAACGCTGAACGTCTGGTACACGGTGGTCGCGGTGGTGCGCCGGTGGAGGCGCCGTGGCTAAGAGACCCAAGCACGAGAACCACGGGGCCGTCTTGTACTTCGCCTACGCTCAGGCCAGCGCGCGTGAGGGCGTCGGCACGGATGACTGGGACGACCTGC